ATTTTATATTTGAAGATACTCTCACAGAAACTCACTCTGAGGGTTCCATAGTCACAAATTTAAGTGTTTTATTCTTAAAAGAATTTTATAATAAAACTAAAAAACAATTTCTTCCTGGATTTGAAGGGAGAAGTTTTTACGAAGACTTAAATACTTCACTTTTCTTAAAGAGTTCCAAAGATTTCTATTCATCAAAAGGAACTGATGAAGCTTTTAAAATCCTATTCAGAGTTTTATTTGGAAAGGATGTATCAGTAATAAAACCAAGAGATTACTTGATTCAACCTTCAGATGCAAAATATAGAGTAACTAGAGATATTGTAGTAGAAGAAATATCAGGAAATATTGAAGAATTAAAAAACAAAACAATATTTGAAAAAAGTGAAGGAGAGATAAAGTCTTTTGCGACTGTAACTGATATTGAAAAAATTTATAGAAATAGAAAATATTATTACATATTAAAATTAGACTCCGATTTTAATAAAGACATAAATGTCGTCGGATCAGTTTTTGGAAATTTTTCAATTACACCAAAAACTAAAGTAGTAGAAACGGTTCCACTGAGTGCAGATACTATCATTGTAGACTCTACAATAGGATTTCCCGAATCTGGAATTTTGAGGTATACTGGATTGGGTGGAAATATTTTAATAAGTTACAATCAAAAATCTATAACTGAATTTAAAAATTGCACGGGAATAACAGAAAGTATCCCATCAAAAAGTCAAATTTCGCTCAATCCTACAAATTCTTATGCATATGGACTATCAAACGATGGTTCTGAAATTAGATTTAGAGTAAATGGTGTAATTTCAAATACAAACGCAGATGGAATTGGAAAATATTATTCGAAAAATGATACTGGAAAAATAATATCCTTTGGATATAATAGTGATGAAGACGTTTTAAGTAACAATTGGATTTTCAACGTTTCTGTCAATTGTCAAGTAAGTTCTTTAATTGATAATCAGAATTTTAGTTATACAATTACTACTTATGACAACAATAACATTTATAATAATGATCATGTAGAAATATCTTATGCAAACATAGAAGGTATTAGAAAAACGAACATATTTAAAGTCGTTGTACCAACAGGAAGTGAACCACAAAAAACATTTAGAGTTAATAACTTTGGAGAAAATATTAGAGAAGTATTTTCTGTTAGAAAAGTTATCTCTAAGTATGATGGTAAGTTTGTTTCTGATGTAATAAACACATATAAAGATACATCAAAAAATAATGAAATCTATGTTGCATCAAACTCCTTACCAAATTATGACGAAACTACAATTTCAGATTACAAAATTTCAATAAGAAACGTATCAAATAATACAATTAATTATGAAAATCATGGATATTATAGTGGAGATGCTATAATATACACTTTTTCAAGTGATTCCACTACTAAATTGAATATTAGTTCGGGAATTTATTATATCAAAAAAATTGATGAAGACAATTTTAAATTAGCATCAAGCAAAGAAAATATATTTTTTGGAAAATATTTGTCCATTGGAAACTCTAATATTTCTGATGGAAATTTTATAAGTCCTTTAAAATTTGCAAATAAAGAAAATTTACCAGGAATAATTGAACCACAAAAACTTATAAGAAAGATAAGTGAACCTCAAACTGATGGAGAAATAAATCCGACAAAGAAAGGAACTACTGGAATATTTTTAAATGGAGTAGAACTTTTAAACTATAAGTCTGAAGATATAGTTTATTATGGTCCCATAGAATCTATTGATGTGATTGACGAGGGTGAAGACTATGACATAATAAATCCCCCAAAATTAGTGGTATCTGTTGGATCTGGTTCTTCTGCAACTGGTTATTGTGGAGTAGAAGGATCTTTGAATAAAATTGAAATTGTAGATCCTGGATTTGATTACATAAGTAATCCGCAAATTAAAATTTCTGGTGGTGGAGGTTCAGGAGCTGTTGCAGAAGCAAATACTATACCAATAGAAAATATAATTAATTTTAATTCGACATCCACTAACACCAAGATTAAACCTCTTAATCCTCTAAATGAAATTGGATTTAGCACTTCTCATAGATTGAGAACGGGTGAACTTGTAAACTACAGTTCTAATGGTCAACCCGTTATTGGAGGTCTTTTGAGTGGTTCTAATTACTATGTCAGAGTTTTAGATGATTTTTCAATAAAACTGTACAATACTTTTACAGATTCCACTAAGGGACAAAATGAAATTGATATTACTGGATATGGTGAAGGAAATCATACAATAAAATCAATTGAGAAAAAATTTACTCTTGGATCAATTTCAATAATAAATCCAGGTAGTGGATATAAAAACAAAAAAATAACTGTAAAACCAATTGGAGTAAACACTTTTACAGACACAATAGAAGTTTATGATCACCCATATCAAAGTGGAGAAATAATTCACTATGATTTCACTGGAACTAGTATAGCAGGACTTTCTACTGGAAGTTACTATCTGACAAGGATTGATAGTAAAAACTTTAAATTGTCAGAAGTTGGAGTGGGAACAATTGCCAAAGATTTTTACTATGTAACAAAACAATACGTAAATTTTGAATCTAGTGGTTTAGGAACACACATTTTCAATTATGAACCAATAGTTGTTAGTATTAGTGGTTATGTTGGAGCATCAACTTCCATACAGCAAGATTTTAACTCAGTATTGCAGCCAATTTTCTCCGGAAATATTAAATCAATATATGTAGAAAATGGTGGAGTTGGATATGGATCATCGGAAATATTAAATTTCAACAAACAACCATTATTTTCTTTTGAATCTGGATCTGAAGCAAAAATTGCACCACTAGTATCTGGAGGAAAGATAGTTAAAGTAATTGTTACTAATAGTGGAAGTAATTATAAATCTCCACCAAAAATAATAATAAGTGGTTCTGGTTTTGGAGCTTCTTTAACTCCAATAATTGAAAATGGACAATTGAAGGAAGTTAAAATAATTAATGGTGGATTAAATTATACACAAAATAACACTACCTTAGAAGTAGTTCCATATGGATCTGGATGCAAATTAAATGCACAGATTAAAAAGTGGGTAGTTAATAAATTTAATAGACTTTCCAAAAAGTTTGGACCTGATGAAAGTGTCGTATACAAAGGATTGAATCCAAATTATGGTTTGCAATATACACATTTAAATCTTCCTCAGGTATTAAGAAAAAAACTTTTTTCAAAAACAATTCAAGACGAAAGAGTTGTATTTAGAAAAGACCTTGATAATGATACAAATGCAATAAAATTACATTCTCCCATAGTTGGATGGGCATATGATGGAAACCCAATTTATGGACCTTATGGTTATACTTCAACAACAAATAAAACTGTAAAGAAAATAATCTCGGGATATTCTGATGCAAAGGATATTGGTGAAGGGAGACCAAGTAGTGAAATATATGAAAGTGGATTTTTTGTAGAAGACTATGAATATACTGCAAATGGAGATTTAGATGAAAACAATGGAAGATTTTGCATAACCCCAGAATTTCCAAATGGAACTTACGCATATTTTTGTACCTTAGATGAAAATGATGAACCAAAGTTCCCATACGTTATTGGGAAGAATTTTAAATCAACACCAATAGATTACAATTTTGAAGTATTTTCTGGCCAAGATACTTTTGATTTTTCAAATAAATTCTTGTTGAGGAATACTTACCCATATAACAGCAAATCAAAAAATTCTTCATATGATTTTATTTTTGAAAATAAAAACGAATATAGAGTAAAAAATTCTAAAGTCGAGACAACTACCAAAGGATCAATTGATTCGATAAAAATTATTTCAGGTGGTCAAAATTATTCTGTCGGTGATAATCTAATTTTTGACGAAGAAGGCACAGAAGGAACCGGAGCAATTTACACAGTAGAGACTGTAGGTGGAAAAAAGGTAAATCAGATAGATTTGTCTTCAAGTATTTTTGAAGACGTTGAATTTTCCAATATAGGATCAAATAAAAAAATTATTGGATTTTCCACAATTCCACATAATTTTTCTAATGGAGATAAAGTAAATATCACTTCTTTAAATAACAATGGACCACAATTAAAAGGATCATTTGAAGTTTTCGTAAATCAAAATAAACTTTTATTGACTGTAGGTGTAGGAGATTCTTTAACTGATGGAGTTTTAAATTATTTTAGTGTTAATGGAAACCTAGATTATCCAAATATCCGAGAGAATGATGTTTACACAATAGATAGCGAAAAAATAAAAATATTAAATGTAGATAAAAAATCTAGAAGAATTAGAGTTCTTAGGGGTTATGAAGGAACACCTACAAGTGCTCACTCCGGATTTACTACAATATTCGAAAATTCTAGAAAATTTGAAATAATTCCAAAATTACAAGGCGAAAATTATTTTTCGGATAGAGAAATATATTTTGACCCAAGTGAATCTGTAGGATTGGGATACACTGAAACTACAATAAATTTCTCAAATCCCGGTGCCGGAGAAACTTCAATAACAACAAAACCAAGATCGATATTCATAAAAAATCACAATTTAAAATCTGGAACTCTTGTAATTTACAATTCTAATGGCGGTTCTCCATTATTTGTCTCTAAAACTGGCGTAACAACATTCCAGTTAAATGAAAATTCGGAATTTTATGTCACAAAACTAACTGATGACTTTATTGGGATATCCACAGATAAAGTTGGTTTGAATACAAATGGAGAGTATTTAAATTCTAAGGAAACAGAAGGATTATTATATTTTGATTCGGTCGGAGTTGGTTCTTATCATAGCTTTAAAACTAAAATTGATGATGTATCTTTGTATAACGTAACAAAGAATGATGTTACAGTTTCAACGGCTACGACACACAGTTTGCAGAAAAATGATTTTGTAGTTTTGGATGTAATTTCTGGAATACAAACATCATATAAGATAGAATATAATGATTATTATAGAAGAATTATTATCAATAAAGCAGAATTTTTAGCATCTGATGTAGATACTATTAATAGCACAATTAGAATACCTAGACATAATTTAATAACTGGACAAAAGGTAATTTACAATTCAACCTCACCCTCAGGTGGATTAGATGATAATAAAATATACTATGTGGTAAAATATGACGAAAATAGAATAAGATTATCAAATTCAAAGTATGATTCAGAAAAGCAAAATCCAAGTATAATTGATATAACAACCTCTTCTGTTGGGACCATATCACCAATAAACCCTCCAATACAAATTATAAAAAATAGCAAACTAGTTTTTGACGTTTCTGACCAATCTCTGTCAGTTTTTACTGGGATTGAAAGAGAGTCCTCATTCAATATCAATTTTTACAATGACAAAAAACTTTCTGATAGACTATTTTTAGTTGATACTGATGGGAACTCAAAAATAAGATATACTGGAAGAATTGGAGTAGACTTAACAGCAAAAATTGAACTTTTGATAGATTCATCTTTCCCAGACAATTTTTACTATAGTTTAGATCCTATTTTATTTGAAAAAAATAAAAATGAAAAGATTCAAATTCAAGTAGATGATGAGGTTAATTTTAGAAATTCGATAAATTTGAATACTAGTTCATTGTCAGGTGTACATAGAATTTCATCAAAAACTTTAAACACATTCACTTATGTTATTGGAAATACTAATGAAATTGGACAATATACTTCACAAGAATCAAATATATCATACAGAACAAATTCTAAAACAGAAACCGGAGAAATAAAAACATTTTCTCTTAAATCTAAAGGTTTCAATTACCACAAATTACCTTCAATAAAATCGGTAGATTCGGATTCTGGATCTGGAGCAATTCTTATACCAGAATCTAACGAAATTGGAAAAATTAAATCTACAAAGATATTTGATATTGGATATGATTATTCAATTGACAGCACAATAAAACCATTAGTCAAGTATCCTTCAGTATTAAGAATAGAACCTCTTTCCAAAATTTCTAGTATTGGTATAACTTCTATCGGAGTTTTTTATAACACATCTCCAAATTTAATTTTGATTGATGGATTTACCAAAAATGTCGTAGATGATGTAGTATTGGATTTTGATGTCTTTGAACCTTCAATTAAAATTATAAAAAATACAACTGAACTTTATAATACAACTCCTATAATAATTCCAACTAATAATACAAATGGTTTAAAAATATCTTCGGCATCATTTGATTCTTTGACAAAAAAAGTTACATTGGTTTTAAGTAAACAGTTTTCTTCATCCGATGTCTTCCCATTTTCTGTTGGAGACAACATTATTGTTGAGGGAATTTCTATAACTCCTTCAAATGGAATAGGATTTAATTCTAAAAATTATAATTATAACTTATTTAAAATTACAGATATAGATCCAAAATTTGGAGGAAGTGGAGCATTTGTAAAATATTCTTTATCTGAGTTATTAACTGGATCACAAACTCCGGGAACATTTGATTCAGAGAATTCCTCTGGAACAGTTACTCCCGAAAAATATTTCCCCAAATTTGATATCAGTTTAATTAAAAATTCATTTGCTATTGGAGAAACTGTCAGATTTGGAACAAAGATTGGAAAGGTAACTGGGTGGGATGAGAAAAATGAATTTTTAAGAATAGAAACAGATTTTAAATATGATGGAGAACTTGAAGTACAAAGTCTTTCTTCAAGTTCAAAGGCATTTATTAAAGAAACTGATGAATTTGAGTCTTTTTATTCTATTGATTCTTCTTCTATAGTTAAAAATGGTTGGATTGATAGAGTAGGATTTTTAAATGATGGATTGCAAAAAATTTCGGATAATGATTATTATCAGTATTTTTCGTATTCTTTAAAGTCCGAAATAGATTTTGATACTTGGGATATAACTACTGACAATTTAAACCACACTGTTGGATTTAAAAAATTTGGAGATCTTCAAATAGTTTCTGAATTAGAGGCAAATCAAACCGCAGGCATATCTACTCAGATTGTGGAACGTGACCTTGTTATTGAATTAAATAGTGTAGTAGATGTAAATTGCACTTTTGATTATGATTTAGTGACAGAAAATTCTTTAACTGTTGATAACGTTTTATCATCAAATCAAATAAATTTTGCTTCGAGAATCATTCAAGATTATTCAGAATCTATTGGAAATAGAGTATTATTGATAGATGATATTAGTGGAGAATTTAATACTCAGATACCAGAAACCTTTGTAACATCATTTAATATCTAATCCTAACATGGCAACAAAAGTACGCTCAAAAAAGATTTTTCTTAACGCAATTGACGAAAGATTTGCAAATAGAAAACAAGTTTCTATTATTTCAACTCTAAGTAATGGAAATGAAATTATTAGTAATACATATGGCAAGTATTTTACTCAAGATGAAATAGGATCTTTTGATATTTCAAAATCTGGGAGTGTAGCATCTTTGCAATTTTTTCCAATAGATGGAAGAATTAATGAATACACTTATAGTTTTTTATCTTATGACACTAAACAATTTGCAAGTCAATCCAGCGAAACTTCTTTGGGAGACATTGTAAGTATAGCATCAACTAATGTTGCAATTAGTGCTGGAACAACTACAATAATAAAGCAAATTCCTTTAGATTATAATTCTTCAAAATTTATAATAGAGCTTTCTTCTTCTAATAGATTTTATGAATATACAGAAATAAATTTGGTTTTAGGTAATTCTAATGAAGTATTAATTTCTAATTTTGGGACCCTTTGCTTTGATAACGACAATCAATCTGTAGGTTTAGGAACATATAGTGCAGAGGTTTCTGGATCAAACCTAAATTTATATTTTCACCCAGAAAGTTCTTCTATTGGAAATATTTCAGCAAACGTTGTTAATGTTTCTCTGGCAAATACTAATTTTTCATCTGAAGGTTTTTCAGATTTAAAATATGGAAAGTTAGAATCGAAAAAGACATCAATATCTTCAAGTCCAACACCAACTGCAACAGTAGTTGGATCCTATGATTCTCTTTACCAATCTTCTTACATTATAGCACAAGTAACAGATTTAACAAATAACGAAGTTCAAATAACAGAACTTTTTGTTCTTAATAATGAACTAGATTCTTATTCTATTGAATATGGTGAAGTTCAAAGTAATGGCGAATTAGGAACATTTAGCACAAGATTATCTGCAAACACAGAAATTCTTTTTACTCCAAATCCAAGTATAGATGTTGAAGTAGTTTTATTTCAAAATTTACTTACATACATTCAAAGAGCACAGTTTCCGCCATCAATAGATCTTAAAAATTCAGAAATAACCACAGGATCTTCAAAATTTAACTCTGACGAAAAATTTAGAGCAGATTTTGATTTAAAGTATAAAGGGGATTTTATATTCGAAAAATTATTTGATGGCGAATCTTCTTCTGTTGTAGATGTTAGTCAAGATTATATTTTAATACCAAATCACTTTTTTGTTACAGGGGAAAGAGTTGAATATAGATCAAACAACATAGATCCAGATTCAACTTTAAATTCAATAGGAATTGCTGCAACTTCTATTGCTGGTGTTGGAGTAACAGATAAACTTTCAGGAGAATTGTACATTTATAAGGTTGATGATACCAAAATTAAATTTGCAAGTAGTGCAGAGAAAGCTCTTTCTACTATACCAAATTTAATAGATATAAACTCAGTTGGAACAGGTAAAACTCATTACATAACATCAACAAACCAAGATGTAAAATGTATAATTGCAATAGACAATGTAATACAATCTCCAATTGTATCAACTTCCACCACATCCATATTAAGGAATGACATTTCTTTAATAGACACAGTTTTAGATTTTTCAAATAATGTCGAATTTTTCTCCGGAGACCTGTTTAAAATAGACAATGAAATATTTAAAGTTGAGTCTGTCGGTGTAGGAAGTACAGGATTTGTAGAAGTTCAAAGAAATTTTCTGGGTTCTATTTTAAATACTCACACTTCTGGATCAATAATAACAAAATTATCAGGAAATTATAGAATACTCGGTAGTAGAATATATTTTGCTTCAGCACCATACGGAAAAGTAAAGACTGATTTATCTTCGGAAAGTGGTGGAGTAATTGTAGAAAACGAGGTAAGCTCTACTTTCCATGGAAGAGTTTTTATCAGATCAGGTGTTCCTGACGGAACACAAGAAACGTATAAAAACAACTATTTGTTTGATGATGTATCAAACTCATTCAATTCTTCAAGTAAAACATTTAACATAACATCAGGAAATCAAGATGTTTCTGGAATATCTACGGACAGATCGATTCTATTAATAAACAATGTTCTTCAGATTCCAGAAGATGATTTTACTTTATCAGAGTCACTATCATCTACTACGGAATTGAATTTTACCGGATCTGGAACCTCTATATCATATGACCCAAATAATGCTAGTGTGCCAAGAGGAGGAATCCCAATATCGGTAGGATCAAGCGAAGGTTTTGGGTATCAACCACTAGTATCTGCTGGCGGAACTGTGGTAATTTCTTCCGCAGGAACTGTACAGTCAATCATTATTGGTAACAGTGGGTCTGGATATAGATCTGGCATACAAACAAATATTAAAGTTGGTGTTCAAACTTATAGTTCTGGAATTCCAAACATAGAATTTATAGGCACTGCAAGTGTTCAGAATGGAAGTATAGTCTCAATAACTATAACAAATCCAGGTTCTGGATATACTACATCAAGTCCTCCGGATCTTGTGATAGATCCTCCATTGTCATATTCAGATATTCCTCTTCAATATTCTTCAAAATATTCGCCTGGAATTGGAACTGAAGCAAAGATAGACATAGTTGTTGGACAAGGATCTAGTGTAATAGATTTTGTAATTAAAAATTATGGGTACTCTTATAGTGTTGGCGACATTCTTACAGTAGATGTGGGAGGAAACACAGGAATACCAACAGATACTTCAAAACCATTTGAAGAGTTCTCAATAGTAATAGACAAAGTAACTAAGGATAATTTTTCTGGATGGTCGGTAGGAAACTTGCTGAAATTGGATAATTTTAGTTCCAAATTCAATGGATTGAGAAAAACATTTACTTTAACATTAAATGGAAATATATTCACTATAATTTCAAGATCAGGATCTAATATTGATACTAAAGCAACAATATTAGTGTTGTTAAACGATGTTATTCAAATACCAAACGAATCTTATATATTTGATGGTGGAAACAATATAACTTTCTTAGAACCTCCAAATGAAGATGATAATTGCGAAATACTTTTTTATAGGGGAACAAGTGGAATAGATGTTGTTGATGTTGATATTATTGAGACTTTAAAAGTTGGAGATTCCTTAGATATAAATGGAGATGATAAAAATTTTGATGAACTTTCTAGATTGGTTGAGAATATAAATTCGCCAACATCTGTTGTTACAAACTTATATTCTTCTGTTGGAGTTTCTTCAAACTTAGAACTTTTTAGACCAGTAAATTGGTGCAAACAAAGAAACGATTTAATTATAGATGATACAAATATCACAAAAGATAGAATAGAATATCTTCCAAATATAAATCCCGTAGCAAAATTAATAAAAAATATTGGCATTGGAGATACAAATATTTTTGTAGATTCTGTAAAAACATTTTTCGATTACAAAAACGAAAATCCTGCAAGTAATGAATTTATTAATAAAATAGAAATAATAGAAGATTCTGAGAAAAAATGTGCAATTTCTACTGCAATAGTATCACAATCTGGAACAATTACTTCTATTGATGTTGTTGATGGGGGATCTGGATATTTACAAGAACCTTCGGTAATTATAGCATCTCCAGAAAATGGTGTTACGGCTATAGCAACTGCCACTTTATCTTCTGGCAAAGTAAGTTTAATATCTATCAACAATCCAGGATCTGGATATTCAAATGCATCTCCACCTTTAGTAATAATAGAATCCCCAACTACCAAAAAAGAAATTTTAAATGGAGTATCTTATAGTGGAGATTTTGGAATTATTTCTGCAGTCAATAAAGTTTCGGTTGGATATGCAGTGACTGGACTTCAATTTGATTTAGTAATTCCAGAAAATTCTGTCCTTAAAGATTCTAGATATTTGAACCCACCAATATTAGATAATTCTAGTGGAATACAAAGTTCATATTACTTTGAAGTATTTAATTCTAATATTGGAAATGGAATAACTTCTCTAGATGAAAATGGATCCATAATAGGAATAGGAACCAGTTTTATCAATAATGTATATAAAGTAGCCTCTATTTCTGTGGGATCAACAGAGGCTTATGGAATAGGTCCAATTTCTTTGATTAAAGTAGTTGTAAGTGTTTCGGATTATAATGGTATTGGTGCTGGATTTAGTAATTTTTATGGAGAGTATAGTTGGGGACTTATAGAAACGGGTTCATCAACATCACAAAAAGAATTTTTAGTTAATACTGACTATGGTGTTGTTGGACTTAATAGTACTCCGACAATAAGAAGACTTAATTCTTTAAAGAATTCTGGTTACACAATAACCTAATAAATAGTTTTAAAAATTTAAATAAATGTCTGCAATTATTACTGACCAATTTAGGATTTTAAATTCAGATACCTTTATATCTTCCGTAGGATCTACAAATTTTTGTTATTATTCCTTCATTGGATTGACAAATTCTTCGGATTATGATCCAAATTGGGATAATTCTCCACTAGCACCAATAGACTCATTTAATTATAGTAATGATATATGGGACACTATTGTCGGATTAACAAAAATAAACTCTGATGATGTTAGGAAGGTTATCCGAAAAATAAAATGGACTTCTGGAACTACTTATGACATGTACAAAAATGATATAAGTAGAGATAGACCAACGACATCAAATAAATCTTCTCTTTATAGTTCGAATTATTATGTGTTAAATGCAAATTATAGAGTTTATATTTGTTTAAATAATGGAGTAAATCCAGAAAATCCAGAAGGTAGACCCTCATTAGATGAACCAAATTTTACAGATCTTGAACCAAGACCAGCAGGTGACAGTGGGGATGGATATATTTGGAAGTATCTTTACACAATAAATCCAAATGATATTGTAAAATTTGAAACGGCTAATTACATACCTGTCCCATCAGATTGGAAAACTAATTCCCAATATGCTGCTGTAAGAGAAAATGCAGCAACTAGTGGGCAATTAAAAATGATTACCATTTCAAATAGAGGAAGTGGTCTTGGAAATCTACCTCAAACTTATTCTGATATTGATATTGTTGGGGATGGAACTGGGGGAAAAGCTACTGTTGTTGTGGGTGAAGATTTTACAGTAGAATCTGTTGAAGTTACTTCTGGAGGATCTGGATATACTTTTGGATCATTAGATTTAAGTTCTGGTGGTCTTCTGGTAGATAGTTCTTCAACATCTCCGGTTTTTAATGTAATCATTCCTCCTTCAGGTGGACATGGAAGTGATATTTACAGGGAACTTGGCGCATTTAGTGTTTTATTGTATAGTAGAATTGAAAATGATGATCAAAATCCAAACTTTATTACTGGAAATAAAGTAGCAAGAATTGGAATAGTAAAAAATCCAAGAAAACCGGGTTCGGAAGATTTACTATCAGACAATAAAATTAGTGGGACAAAAGCATTAAAATTAAAAGGTGTATTAAATTCTAGTGATTTTCAAAATACTACATTTACACAAAATTCACAAATAACTCAAACTATCGGAACAGGAAAAACAGCGGTAGGAAGAGTTATTTCATATGATAACAACACTGGCGTTCTTAAATATTGGCAAGATAGAGCATTAGCTGGATTCAATACTGCTTCATTAATTCAAAGCACACAAACTCCCGAATATGGATATAATGCATATTCCTTTACATCTACTCCTGAAGTAGGGGGATCGATAGAAATTCTTGGAGGAACTAAGACACTAGGTATTGATACTGAATTTAGTGGTTTGACTACGGTCATAAATAATACGACTACCTATAATCTGGGACAAGAATTTGATTTTGGCTTATCTGATCCTGAAGTAGAAAAATATTCAGGAGACATTATTTACGTTGATAATAGACCATCTATTACAAGATCTGCCAATCAAAAAGAAGATATTAAGGTTATTTTACAATTTTAAGTAAAAAATCATGCCACAGGAAACTAACTTAAACGTATATCCATATTTTGACGATTATGATCCTAATGATAAGGATTTTCATAGAGTATTGTTTAAACCAGGTTATCCTGTTCAAGCTAGGGAACTGACTACTTTACAGTCAATCTTACAGTCTCAGATTGAAAGATTTGGGACTCATATTTTTACTGATGGATCGAAAGTTCTTGGCGGAGAATTATCTTATAATAACAGATTAGAGTATGTAATTTTAGAGAATGATTATTTTGGGGTTGATGTTCAAATATATTTGAACTTTTTAAATGGTGCAGTAATAGTAGGAAGAACTAGTGGAGTAAGAGCTGAGATTATTTTTTCTCTTTCTAAACAAAATTCTTTTATTGGAAATGCAACAATATATGTAAAATATTTAAGTCCAGGAACAGATGCCAATAAAAGTGAAAGATTTTTAGATGGTGAAGTTTTAGAAGTAGAAAGCGATCAACCAAATTTGGGCGATGATGATGAAGAAGGTGCAATAATTGTAGATGGAATACAAAGATTTTTATCTGCGGGTGAAGGATTTTGCCTTACAAGGAATGAAAATTCTACTGGACGTGCATCTTCGGCAAAAATAGAATCTGGGGTTTTCTTTATTAGAGGATATTTTATAAATGTTGGCGAATCCACAATACTTTTGGATCCTTACAGCAGCATAAGCAATTATAAAGTAGGTTTAAGAATTCAAGAAAGAATTATAAATTCTGATGAAGATTCTTCTTTGAATGATAATGCAAATGGATTCTCAAATTATACTGCACCAGGTGCAGATAGATTTCAAATATTTGCATATCTCGATAAAAAGGAATTAGATGATCTAGAGACAAATGATTTCATTACTATAAGCGAAATAAGAGAAGGTGAGGAGATAACATCAAGAAATCTCCCACAATATAATGAACTAGCAAATGAATTTGCAAGAAGGACTTTTGACGAATCTGGAAATTATTATGTAAAGTCTCCAAATTTATCAATAAGAGAAACTTTAAATGATTTAAAGGGAAATAATGGAATTTTCACAAGTGATAAAAAAACATATAATGGAAATACTCCTAGTGAAAATTTGGGTACTTATGTAATATCCCCAACAAAAGCTTATGTAATGGGGTATGAAATAAAAACGATAGGATCGACATATATTGATTTTAAAAAACCAAGAACTACAAAAAATTTAAAAAACCAAAGTGTAAATTACGTAACTGGACCAACATATACTTTAAATAGAGTATATGGATCTCCAAAGGTTGGATTTTCTGATTACTCTGTTAGTCTACATCTAGATAGAGTAGGATCAAACAGCAATTCTCCTGGCGGAAAAGAAATTGGAATTGCGAGAGTTTATGATTTTGCTCTAGAATCTGGATCATATGATACTTTAAATCCAGAATCAAATCAATGGGATATATCTTTATATGATATTCAGACTTATACTGAGATAACTTTAAATGAACCCATCACTTTAAGTGTTCCTACACAAATAAAAGGCAATTCTAGTGGTGCTATTGGTTATATTAGACACGATGTCAACAATTCTGGCATCATAACAGCATATAGTATTAGCGGCAAATTTTCTATAGGTGAAAGTTTTACCTTTGATGGAATAAAAAATAGTAGGATTTCTACATCAGTAAATTCTTATGGATCAAGTGATGTAAAATCATTATATGGAATTGTTGGTTCTGCTTATACTTTTACTGCAGATATTAAGCAAACAACTTTATCAGAATTTGGATTTGTTTCTATAAGTGATGGAACTTTGGGAACTAGTACAGTAACTTCTGCTGATGTAGTGTTTACAAACTCAGTAAAGGTAAACTCAATTGTAGCATATACAAATCCAGGTAATAGTGTCCCAACGTTTTCAAAAGTTACTGCGGTTACAGCATCAAGTTTAACACTGGAACCAGTTACTTCTGTTTCAGGTGTTTGTGATGGAAATCTTCCTACTGCAACCATAACTCCATCGGATTTTAGAGTTTTGGGATCAAAATTCCAAAGTTCTGAAGATAACACCCTGTATACAAAACTACCAAAACCAAATGTAAAGTCTGTCGATTTTACAGGATCCGATCTAACAATAAGAAAGCAATATACAGTATCTGTTTCGGGAGGATCTTTTACTCTAAGTGCAGATCCAAACGAAACTTTCTTGCCTTTTGATGAAGAAAGATATTGTTTAGTAAATGAAAATGGTTCCACAGAAGAACTTACTCAGGATAAAATAACATTTTCTTCTGGATCATCCCAATTAACAATTAGTGGTTTAAGCAACAATGGAAGTGCAAAGTTAATTGCTACTCTTAGAAAAATAAATGTAACTTCAAAAGTTAAATCAAAAAATAATATAAATTCTATAATTGTAACAAAATCAAAATACGAATCTTCTGGTATAGGTTCAACAACTTTAAATGATGGTTTAGAATATGGAAATTACCCTTATGGGACAAGAGTTCAAGATGAGGAAATTTCTTTAAATGAGGCTGATGTAGTTAGAGTTCTTGGAGTATATGAATCTAGTGATACTAATAACCCAACAATTCCAAAGATTGTATTTTCATCATTGAATGGTCCTTCAGGAAATACTTTGGATTTAATACTTGGAGAAGAATTTATTGGATCCGAAAGTAATGCAACAGGAGTTTTTGTAGAAAGAAACTCTAATTTAGAGATTTTTTACACTAAATTATCCTCAAATTCTATTATTCCGGGAGAAATATTAAAATTTAAAACTTCTGGAGTTAATGCAGCAGTTTCTTCAATAGACTCTGAAAACAATGATATAACTGATAGTTATGTATTTAACAATCAACAAAAGAATACAATATACGATTATTCAAAAATAGTAAGAAAAGTTTCAAAGAAAGAACCAAAAAGAAAATTAAAAATAATCTTCGAATCTTCATCAGTTTCAAGTTCTGGTGATATAGTAACTACAAGCTCATATGATCAATTTGAATATTGCAATATTCCAAAGATAAATGGAGTTAGAAACAGTGACGTTATAGATGTTCGTCCTAGAGTTTCAAATTACACAGTATCAGAAAATCAAAGATCGCCATTTGAATTTTTAGGAAGATCAATTGACGAAAATAATAATTCTTCCGAATATATTTTGGCTTCTGATGAATCTTCATTGTTAAATTATTCTTTCTATTTGCCAAGAATAGATAAAATCTATCTTTCAAAGGATGGAACATTCCAACTTGCAAGTGGAGAACCTGCTGAAGATCCACAATTACCTCAACCTATTTTAGGTTCAATTGAAATTGCACAAATAAATCTTCCAGCTTATCTTTGCGATATTAAAGATTCAAGGATTACTTTAAGAGATTATAAGAGATATCAAATGTCTGATATCAAAAAACTTGAAGATAGAATCAAAAACTTAGAGTATTATACATCACTTTCAATATTAGAATCTAACACTTCAAACTTACAAATAATAGATGCTGATGGTTTAAATAGATTCAAATCTGGATTTTTTGTTGATGATTTTTCAACAACAAAAACTCAAAAGAAATTAATTGGATCAAAAAATTCTATTGATATTTCAAATTCCGAATTGAGACCTTCTCACTATTCCACACAAGTAGACCTTTTGCTTGGTTCAAATTCTTTGTCTGGAATTGGAGTTTCTCCAAGTCAAACAACCGATGCAAAATTTGCAACTGATTTGGTTGGATCTAATATAAAGAGAGTTGGTCAGTTAGTACTTTTAGATTATGAAGAGGTCTTAGAAATTGATCAAGCATATTCCAGTCAAGTTGCAAATGTATCAGCTTATTCTTCTTCAAACTTTAATGGAACAATAGAACTTTTCCCATCTTCTGATGTTTGGGTAGATCAGATTAGAGCAGAGCCAAAGACTGTCAGTGTTGAAGGCGATTATGTAAAGACTATAAATGAAGTAGAAGATGAAGGTTTTGATCAGCAAGCAGGATTCACCCCAACAGTTTGGAATTCTTGGGAAACTGTTTGGACTGGACAATCTGTTAAGAAAGATTCTGAAGAGGTAAGAGTTGGTAATCAAGTAGTTAGAGAAGATTATGAGCAAGTAACTAAGACTGGATCCTCAACAAGAACGGGAAAAACAAAACTTGTAAGAGAAACTTTTGATAATACTTCTTTTGGCGACCAGGTTTTAGATTCGAGAGTTGTTCCATATTTGAGATCTAGAAATGTAGAGTTTACTGCAAGAAGATTGAAACCATTTACTCAAATGTATTCATTCTTTGATGGTGTTGATATTTTGGGATATACTTTCCCAAAATTGGTCAAAATTTCTATGATAAATGGCACATTCCAAGTTGGAGAAATGGTTGTGGCATTCTCAAAAAATAGAAAAAATAAAATAGGATCAGCAGCAGCAAAAAGAATTAACACGTTAATCTCTGGAAAGTCTTTTAGTTGCAGAGTAGCAAAATCGAATCATAAATTTGGTCCTTACGATTCGCCGACCGAAACTTTCATTAAAAACCCTTACAACAGAAATGCAACTTTATCTGAAAATTACTCATCCTCTTCTGAAATTTTAAATTTAGATACTTATTCATTAGCAAATAAACCGCAGGGAGAATATTATGGAAATCTTGAAGTTGGTATGATTTTAAGAGGAAGAAGCAGCGGTGCTACTGCTAGAATAGAATCATTGGATTTAGTTACAGATCAATTGGGAGATTTACTTGGTTCAATTTGGATTCCCAACCCAAATACTGATGTAAATCCAAAATTTGAAGCAGGAACTAAAGTATTCAGATTATCAAATAGTTCTACAAACTCTCTAATAGAAGGTGTTACAACTAGTTCGGCAGAAGAAAATTATTATTCCGAAGGAAAAGTAAATACTGTTCAAGAAAATATATTGATCACTAGAAATGCATCTGTTGTTACAGAAGATGTAACAGAAACCAAAGATGCACAAGAAGTAGGTCCTAATGAACTAGTCAATAGCACAGTAATAAGAACTATTCCATCACCCACACCATATTCTCCACCATCTTCTTCGTCACCAGCAAGACCAAACACACCACAACCAGAACCACAACAACCAGCTCCACAACCAGAAGAGATTACAATTAACAGAGCTGGACCAAAAATTGGAGCTCCTGCTGCGGAAAGATTAAACAATTATCTTTCAGACTCTGGTATTAATGCACAAGTGAAGCAAGGAGATTCAAATGCTAGAGGTCAAAAACTGTTTGATAGAGCACAAGCAGTTAATCCTCAACCAAATATAAAATACGGAAATACTGGATCTTCAAAGAATAATAAGGCAGGAAACCGTAACAATAACAACAGAAGGAATGAAAGAAAGAGAGCTGATGAAAAAATAGCAAACCAATTTGGAAAAACTATTGGACTTTGAAATAATTAATATCATTAATATAAATACTTAATAAAGTATAAGAGATGAAATTATTAAATCCCTTAGCACAATCATTCTATGTTGAACATAGCAATGGAATGTTTGTGACTTCTATTGATTTATATTTTTATAGAAAGGACAATAATTTACCAGTAACTGTTCAATTGAGACCCATGGAATTGGGTCAACCATCTAGAACCGTATATCCTTTTGGTGAAGTTGTCGTATCTCCTTCTGATATTGAAACTACCGAATTTGGAATAATTCCGACAAGAGTGACATTTCCATCCCCAGTATATCTAACAGGCAATCAATTTCATTCCATAGTTATTTCTTCAAACTCTGATAGTTATTTGCTTTGGGTTGCAGAAATGGGTCAAGTTGACACTGCTTCCGAAAATCAAGTTATTATTGATAAACAACCTCTCAATGGAGGACTCTTCAAATCTCAAAATTCTTCAAGTTGGATAGAAGAACCATATCAAGATTTAAAATTTAAACTTTATAGGGCAAACTTCACCCAACCAACTGGAGACATTAATTTTTATAGTCCAGAGTTAAGTGTAGGGAATAGTCAAATTGCAAACTTGACTTCAAACTCATTTGAAATGGATTCTAGACTTATAAGAATAAAGTTGGATCAATTATTGACAGGTTCTGGACTAACTCTTGGAAATACTGTTCAGCAAGATTTGTCCGATGGATCTGGAGATTATGTTGGTTCTGCTGGATCAGCAACAGGATCTTTAAATATTGTAAATGGTGGAATAGGGTATGTTGGCCCAGCAACATACTTTAATGAAAGTTTGGTTTCTTTAACAGGAACTGGTGCAGATGCTACGGCAGACATAGAAATTGACAGTAGTGGAGTAGCTATAGCAGCATCAATAACTTCTGGCGGTAGTGGTTATGTTGCTGGAGACGTTCTTACAGTAGAAACTCTTGGTGGCAGTAAACTGGGAAGAAATCTGAGATTATCTTTGGTCGGTATTGCAGGAACCAATGAACTTTTATTGGATAATGTTCAAGGAGAATTTAAAGAAGGTGCTGGATACAATTTAAACTATATAAACAATTCGGGAACTTCTACACCTTTGGGCAGCAACATCATAATACCAACAGGTGGTAAGGCAATTATTAATGATGGACTTCATATAAAAGTAAATCACAAAAATCATGGAAACCATTCGCCAACAGACAGAGTTTCTATTTCAAACGTTGTAAGTGATATAAAACCAATAACATTGACTGCAGATTATGATAAAAATTCTACTGGTGAGTTGTTTGTAAACTCAACCACAAATTATGGAACCTTTGAAAATTTGCCAGTTTCTTTTTCAAATCCAGGATATGTTGTAATAGATGATGAGATCATCAGATATAATGGTACAACTGCAACTTCTCTTACAGGAATAACAAGAGGAATTGATGGAACAAAAATTGAAGATCACTTTTCAGGAGATGTTGTAGGAAAATATGAATTAAACTCTATTTCTCTGAGAAGGATAAATAAAACCCATAGATTGGAAGAAGTTACTTTACCAGATCCAATAGGTTTAGATTATTATTACATAAAACTGAGAACAGGATCTACAGATAGCGATGGATCTACTTTGATTGGTGTTGATAGAAGTATAGACCCTAAACTTTATATTAAAGAATCCAAGTCAACTGGAGGTGAGGATATAAATGCAACTCAAAATATTCAATATAATATTGTAAGACCAACTGTTCAAACACTGACTCTTAGTGGAACAACTATAACACCTTCTATTAGAACAGTTTCGGGAAGAAGTATTGATGGATCGGAAACTTCTTTTGAAGATAATGGATTTGAGTCTATAAATTTAGATTCTAACAACTATCTTTCTAGTCCAAGAGCTATATTTTCAAAAGTTAATGAGTCTGTTGGATTGAATAATCTTCCTGGAAATAAATCATTAACATTAAATTTACAGTTGTTTAGTGGAGATTCTTATGTTTCTCCGACAGTAGATTTAGATAGAGTTGGACTTATTTTAACTTCAAACAGAGTTAATAAGAGAATAGAAAATTATTCCACAGATGATCGAGTTTCTAGTTTAGAAAAAGATCCAACAGCATTTACATACGCTTCAAATATAATATCATTGGAAGTTCCAGCAACTTCTATAAAACTTCTTTGTACTGCTTATGTTAATACTTTTAGTGATTTGAGAGCCTTTTATTCAATTCAAAAGGATCCATATGAAGATCCAATATATTTTCCATTCCCAGGATTCAATAATTTAAATAATCTTGGTCAAACAATAGATGAGTCTTTGTCTGATGGAAATCCTGACAGAAAGGTTCAGAAAGTTGACTTATTGACAAATGAAAGTCCTTTAGAAGCATTTAGAGAATATGAGTTTACTGAAAACAACCTAGAATCTTTTAGGTATTTTAGCATAAAACTTGTTGGAACTTCTACAAATCAGGCATATCCACCAAGAATTAAAGATTTAAGAGTTATTGCTGTTGCATAATGAAAAAGAAAGTAAAAGAAGATGTGAACCTGGTGAGGGATGAAAGTACAAATGCAATTTTAAACACAAATTACTTGGAATATCAAAATTATTTAAATTTGAAAAGAAGCAAGCAAAACAACTCTAAAAAAATTGAAAATCTAGAAAATGAAATGAGTGAAATTAAAAATAATATTGATGAAATAAAGTCAATGCTTTCTTCTTTAATGAATAACATGAAATGATAGATATTATAGGAAAAATAAACTGTAAAGAATAATGGCACAACCATCATCAAGACAAGAACTAATAGATTATTGTAAAAGGAAACTGGGACATCCAGTTTTAGAAATTAATGTTGCTGATGAACAAATAGAAGATCTTGTCGATGATGCTGTGCAATTTTTTCAAGAAAGGCACTTTGATGGAGTAATTCAAACGTATTTAAAATATAGAGTTACTCAAGAAGATGTTGATAGAGGTAGAGCAAAAAATGGTGGTGTTGGAATTGCCACAACTTCGGCAACATCAACAACAAGTGAAACTTTTAACTTCTTTGAAAATGCCAATTTCCTTCAAATTCCAAATCATATTATAGGGATTAATAAAATTTTTCAATTTGAAGGATCTAATGACATTTCTAGAAATATGTTTAGTTTGAAATATCAATTATTTTTAAATGATATTTACTATTGGGGTTCAACAGAACTGCTAACTTATGCAATGACTAAAACATATCTGGAAGATATTGACTTTTTACTTACAACTCAAAAGCAAATAAGATTCAATAAAAGACAAAATAGATTATATCTTGATATTGACTGGAGCAGTTTAGTTGTTGGAGAATACTTGGTTATTGACTGTTACAGTGCATTAAATCCAAACGATTATTCTAATGTATGGAATGATTCTTGGTTAAAGAAATATCTAACGTCTCTAATTAAGAGGCAATGGGGGCAAAACTTAATTAAATTCCAAGGTGTTAAACTTCCCGGAGGTATTGAGTTTAATGGTAGACAATTATACGATGATGCTCAAAGAGAAATAGATATGATAATGGAGCAAATGTCATCTTATTATGAAATTCCACCATTAGACTTTATAGGATAATTATGCTTAATCCATTCTTTCTTCAGGGATCAAAAGGAGAACAAAATCTAGTTCAAGATTTAATAAATGAACAGATAAGAATGTATGGTGTTGAGGTTTATTATATTCCTAGAAGATACATCACTAAAAATACAGTAATCGCCGAAGTAATACAATCAAAGTTTGATAAGGCTTACCCAATTGAAGCATATGTTTCTTCTTATGATGGTTATGGTGGACAAGGAACTCTTTTGTCAAAATTTGGAATCCAAGATATTGATGATTTGACTCTTGTAATATCCAAAGAAAGATTCGAGAACTATATTTCCCCTTTGATAAAACCAGTTAGCAATATAGAACTTTCAACTAGACCCAAAGAAGGAGATTTAGTATATTTTCCTTTGGGGGATAGAATATTTGAAATAAAGTATGTTGAGCACGAATCTCCATTTTATCAACTACAAAAGAACTATGTCTATGAATTGAGATGTGAACTCTTCAGATATGGCGATGAGGTTGTCGATACTGATATTGAACAGATAGATGATAATTTTGTCGATCAGGCATATACTCAAACTCTCAGATTGGTTGGATCTGGAAGAACTGCAACAGCAATCACAAATATCGTAAATGGTGCAGTATCTTCCATTACAGTAACGAATAGGGGTAGAGATTATGCCTCAGCACCAAGAGTTGCAATATCTTCTTCACCATCTTCTGGAGGAACTGCGGTTGGAATTGCAACACTAATAACTGGAATGTTTGATTATTGCTCAGAAACAGATGAAAAATATAAAGTACAGGGTGTGCAACTTACAAATCCTGGTTATGGATACACCTCTGTACCAATGGTTGCATTTTTTGGTGGTGGAGGGGTTGGTGCTGCTGCATCAGCAACGATCTCAGATGGAGCAGTTGGTGTAATTACAGTAACTGATGGAGGATCAGGATATGATTCTGCACCAATAGTATCTTTTGTTGGAATAGCATCTACCTCTGCTTCTGCTGTTGCAATACTCACTAATGGATCTATTACTGCAATAAGATTGTCAAACACTGGTGCTGGATACACCGAAGCACCGACTGTAAGGATTTCCGACCCATACTTACTTGGATCTGGTTCATTTACTTTCAATGAAGTTGTTACAGGATCTGCAAGTAGTGCAACCGCTCTTGTAGAGTCTTGGAATTCAGTCACAAATGATTTGGAATTGAAGAATTTCACCGGAGAATTCTCCGTAGGTGAAATTATCACTGGCAGCGAATCTGGCGCAACATATAAGGTTTTATCCATAAATACGGTAGACACGGATGATGCTTACAGTCAAAATATAGAAATTGAGACGGAAGCAGATCAAATACTGAACTTTACAGAAAAAAATCCATTTGGAACACCTTAAATAGTTAAATAATCAATAGTATCTGGACAAATGTATGTTTGAATATTTTTATAACGAAATTATAAGAAAAACTGTAATCGGGTTTGGAACCTTATTTAATAGTATAAAGATTAAAAGAAAAGATTCCTCCGATAATGTTTTTTCTATTGTTGAAGTTCCAATTGCATATGGACCAACTCAAAAGTTCCTAGCAAGACTCGAACAATCCCCAGATTTAAACAAACCAGTTCAGATAACTCTTCCAAGACTTTCATTTGAAATGGTAGGATTGAGTTATGATCCTACAAGGAAAGTTACTCCTATTCAGAGCTTTGTTTCTTCAACAAAAACTGATAAGAGTGATTTAAGAGTAACTTATATGCCAGTACCATATAATGTTTCTTTTGAATTGTCAATTATGACAAAAAGTAATGATGATATGCTCCAGATAGTAGAGCAGATACTTCCGTATTTCCAACCTTCATATAGTATAAGTATTGATTTGGTGGAATTGATTGGAGAAAATAGAGATATTCCAATCACGTTAGACAATATTACAATGGACGATTCTTATGAAGGAGATTTTACTTCAAGAAGAGCATTAATTTATACTTTAAGATTTACAGCAAAAACATACATTTTTGGACCAACTTCTCAGGATTCCTCGAAAGATGTTGTCAAAAAAGTTGCTATTGGTTTTGTTTCCGGAGAGAATACTGGAACTCCTACAAGAGATATTACTTACAGAGTAGAACCACAAGCAACTAAGAAATATATTGATGAAATTTCTACTTCACTTTCAGAGGATATTAACTTAGAGGCAACTATGTTTGAAGTAGCAGATTCTTCTGCTATATCTAAGGGGTCTTATATTACCATAGACACAGAAACATTGTATGTTAAATCTAAGACTGGAAATAAACTTACAGTTTCTAGAGGGGAATATGGAACACCAATATCTCTTCACGTATCAGGATCTGGTGTAAGTGTAATAACTTCAGCAGACAATGCATACATTGAAATTGGAGATGACTTTGGATTTAGCGATAGCTTCTGATAATTATGAGTAATAAATTTGACAATTTAGATGAGACCTTTAATGTAGAAGAAACTATGAAACCGACAGTTGAAGTTGAAAGTGTTGAAGTAGAAAGTTCAATAGATAAGTTTGAAAAAGTATCAGAAGATATTAGGAAAGACTATGAGTATAGTAGAGGAAATCTCTATTCTATCATAGAAAAAGGTCAAGAAGCACTTAATGGTGTTATAGAACTTGCCCAAGAAACTGAGATGCCAAGAGCATACGAAGTTGCTGGGCAGTTAATAAAAAGCGTATCTGATGCAACTGAAAAGTTAATTGACTTGCAAAAGAAATTGAAGGACATTCAGTCTGATGATAAAAAGAAAGGTCCTACAAGTGTCACAAATAATGCACTGTTCATAGGATCCACAGCAGAACTTAGTAAATTGTTAAAGCAGCAAAAAGAAGATGAAAACGTTTAAACAATTTAAAGAAAGTTGGTCTAATAAATATAAAAAGAGTATAGATTGCTCAAATCCAAAAGGATTTTCTCAGAAAGCACATTGTGCGGGAAGAGATAAAAGA